CAACTCCATGCTCTTTGGAGTGTTTCGTATGCCGTCTGTAAATGACATAGACCAAAGCAGTCCGCTGGGGGTGTCAGCCTTTGCTGATGCTGTGGAGGAACTAAGGGATCTTGATGTTGCATACAGCAGAAATGCGGAGGAGATCTTTGAGAGCCGCAGAATGGTTATGGTTGATGATAGGCTTGTCGCAAAGCCGGCATATCGTGATGAAAAAGGAAATGTAATCCGGCCAGAAGTTAAGTTGCCGAAGTTCTTTAAGGCGATAGCCGGACTGGACAGTAGTGAAGCATATCACGAGGTAAATCCTACACTGAACACGGAGATGAGAAAGAGCGGCATAAACCAGTGCTTGTCATTGGTTGGTGTAAAGTGTGGCTTTTCCAATGGCTATTTTGTCATCGATGAAAAAACAGGCATGGTAACAGCAACACAGGTGGAGTCCGATGATAGGCGTACAATCCAGTTGATCAAGGATGTACGCGATGCCATGCAGAATTGTTTAGATGATCTTTTTTATGCGCAGTCAGTGTTTGCCGATCTGTATAACCTTGCACCGGCAGGAGATTACGAGGCAACATATGACTTCGGAGACATTACATACAACGAGGAAGAGGATAGGGCGCGCAATCTGACGCTTGCGAATGCCGGATACATTCCAAAGTGGCAGTATTTGGTCAGATTTGAGGGATATTCCGAAGAGGAAGCACGTGCAGCAGTGGAGGAAGCAAGCGGAAAAGAGGAAGATGGCTTATTCAAGGAGGAATAGGTTAGATGAAGTACAACAAGATTGTCGGAGGCATTACGATACAGATAGACACAAAACGCTTAGATGCTAATATTCGTGAGGCACAGAAAAAACTGAATATGCAGGTAGTGGCCGACTGTGATGAATACATCCCCATGCAGCAGGGAGCATTGCGTGGAAGTGTCAACTATCCAAAGGGAATCTATGGGGACGAAATTTCATGGAATATACCCTATGCACATTATCAGTACATGGGAGAACTGTACCTGGCAGAAAATGGTAGTTCCTGGGCGCATAAGTATGAGAAGAAATATCCTACCGGTCAGCCATTAATCTATCATACACCGGGAACGGATGCAAGATGGTTTGAAAGAGCCAAGGAGGTACACAAGAATGAGTGGATCAATTTGGTCAAGAGAGAAGTAGGGAAGAACTAATGTTAAGTCCAGAGTATTTTTACGGAAAGTCGGATAAGTTAATAGAGATGTATCAGATTCTGGAGGACTGGATCATACAGGACATTGCTAATCGCCTGATGAAAGCCGGGGAGATATCCGGAACTGTGGATAGGGAAGTATGGAAACTTCAGCAGATGGGCTTGCACAATGAAGAAATTGTAAGCCGTGTGGCGAAACTGTCTAAAATGAGCCATGCAGAGATACGCAGACTACTCAAAGACAGCGTGATGACATCTTTTTCTGATGATGCAAATGTACTGCAAAGGTATGGAGAGGTACAGCCTCCAAACATTCATGAGGCGGCACTTATGGCGGCAAATGCGGAGATGGTCAAAGTGAGCGGAGAACTGGATAATCTGACCAGGACAACCATGCTGCAGTCACAGAAGGATTTGTTGAATTTACTGAATGAAGTAGACTATAGAGTGGCATCAGGCCTACAGTCCTATTCCAGTGCTGTATGTGAGGTTTTGGATAGGTATGCCAGAAGTGGAGTTATCATAGATTACCCGACAGGAGCAAAGAGAACACTGGAAGCCGCCGTGAGGTGCTGTGTAGTGACCTCAATGAATCAGACAGCGGCGCAGGTGACCAATCAGTACATTGTAGAGGGCGGTATAGAATATGTCCTTGTATCCGCGCATATGGGAGCGAGACATAACGAACAGAAGCCTACAGGAGTGGAATCACACGATTATTGGCAGGGAAAGGTATATAAGATTACAGGAAGTGATCCTGATGCGCCGAATTTGTTAGAAGCCACAGGATATGATATAGATCCGAAGACAGGAAAAGGTAGAGTGGTAGATCCGCTGGGATTGCATGGATATAATTGCCGACATTCACATAAGCCATGGGATAAGTCGCTTAGGAATCCATACGTAGATGAAAATGGAAATCCAAAGATAGATATACATGAAAGTCAGGATCTTTATGACAAACAGCAGAAGCAAAGACAGATGGAACGGAGCATAAGGCAGACAAAACGTGAACTGCTGGCAAAACAGATGGAACTGGATGGCATTGCAGAGACAGATGTAAAGGAAGTCTTGCAGCCGGAATATGATAAATTGGCATATCGTCTGAGAGAGCAGAACGACCGGTATATCAAATACTGTGATGCCAATGGACTACAGACGCAGGAAGATCGCGTTAAGGTGGCAGGCTTTAAGAAAGCACAGGCATCCAAGGCAAATGGCAGGGCAACGGCATATGGCAATGCAAAGGTAAAAACTCCAATGGAAAAAGCAGAGAATGTAGGATATACTAAAAGAACGAAGAAAGAGTTTGAACAGGCTGCACAGCAGATAAAGGAAGAGATAACACAGTATTCTGATAGACCGTCGAAGTGGAGTGGAAATATCGACATTGATAATTCTCTTTTGGATAAGGGGATATTAGGCGCAAAAGAGTGGTCATGTAACATTACACTTGCAGATGCAGTGGACAATGGAGTAGTGTGGCATGAAATGCTTCATTCCTGTTCTGCAAGTTATTATAAGCCAGAGATATACAATGCAAACGAATATATCGAAGAAGCTACAGTTGAATGGTTAAAACAGCAAATATGTAAAGAAAAGTATATTATAAACACGTATGCGTATGAAGATAAAACGCTTGTTTTACAGGCATTAAATGAGAGTTTTTCATTTGGAACGGATATGGAGTTTGCAAAGGAAATATTTAATGTTCCACTTCCAGAACGGTATCAATGGTTAGAAAATAGAGTTGACGAACATTTGAGACAAGCAGGTGCTTCATTTGAAGATTACAATGATGTGATGAGTTTTGTTGAAAGATTGAAAGGCGGTAGTAATGGAAGACATTAAAGGACTTGTAAAAACAATACATGAGTATAACAAAAAATATGTTATTACCGAAAATTCAAGTGAAGCAGATAAACTGATTGCGAGGATTCGGGAGAAAAAGTACACAAAAGAGGAATACTTTGCAACGGAAAAGGAAGTAGAGGATTTTATGAAATCTAGTGCTTCGGAAAGCGAAAAGCAAAAAGTTCGTGACAGTGGTTATCCAGAATCGTTATATATGATCTGTTCAGCAATAAAGGATTATGGATATGAGCCTTAGACGTGATATAAGGAGATACACATGGATAATTTCAAAGCAGTATATACAATTTTAACAGCACTGGAAAAGTGCATGGATTTGCCGCATGCAAATATTGAAATGTTTAACGCGGAAGCACTTGGAGTATCAGAGGAACGCTGGAAAAAGTATATTGAGATGATGCTGGACTGTGGATATATCAAGGGAGTGACGATAAATACATATATAGACAGAACGACAGTATTTAACTGTAACGACATCCAGATCACACTCAAAGGATTAGAGTATCTTCAGGAAAATAGTATGATGCAAAAGGTTTATAAAACAGTCAAAGGAATCAAAGATATAGTACCGGGAATGTAGTGAGAGAGGCGTCCAATAGGGCGCTTTTTTCATGCCATCAAAATTTGGCACAAAAAAACTATTGACACATGATACAATAAGGGTAAAGAAGAAACCGGGCGGCAAAATGGAAGCCGTTCGCTACCCTGAAACAGATACAGCCGGAAGGACACGAACCGTTTTGGGGCGTGTCTTTTTTAATGCCAGTTATGGAGTAAATAGCAACTCAATCGTGCCGGGCTGACCGGAGTAACAACAGTGAAAGAAAGAGGTAGGAACATGGTAAATGTAGTCAGAGAGTTAGAAAAACTTGGTCTGGAATTGACAGACGAAACAAAGGAATCCATCAAGAAGAGTCTGGGGGAGGATCTTTACTCAAAGCAGGAACTGGATAAGAAGGTTTCTAAGGTAGAAGACGAACTGAACGAATGGAAACGAAAGGCTGAGACAGCCGAGGAGACATTAAAAGGATTCGACGGAAAAGACCTTGAGACCATCACAAAAGAGCGTGATGAGTGGAAGGAAAAAGCCGAGAATGCAAAGAAGGATTACGATGCAAAGATTGCAGCACGTGAAAAGGATGATTTGCTTAAGGAAGCATTTGAAAGTGTGAAGTTTTCTTCAGAATCAGCAAAGAGAGCAATTATGCGTGATATTGCTGAGAGCGTATCCGTCAAGGACGGCAAGTTGATCGGATTTAATGACCTGTTGGATGATGCCAAAAAGAATGATGCCAGTGCATTTGTCGATGAGGAGAAAGAAAAACAGCAGGAAGAACAGGCTGCATTTACAACGGTGATGGGAGCCGGAAGTAAAAGTGAACCAATCACCGGAGACCCAAACAAAATGGATTTTGCGACCTATAAGAAGTGGCGCGAACAGAATCAGTAAATAGGAGGAATATATTATGCCAAACACAATTTTAACACCACAGATCATTGCAAACGAGGCACTGATGGTATTACAGAGCAACCTTACCATGGCGAATCTTGTACATAGAGATTATTCCAAGGAATTTGTTAAGGTAGGCGATACCATCACAGTGAGAAAACCAGCCACGTTTGTTGCTAAGAACTTTACAGGACAGACAGAGGTACAGGACATTACGGAGGGATCAGTAACAGTCAAGATGGACAGATTCAGAGATATCACAGTAAATGTCGGATCTAAGGAAATGACGCTGGATATCAAGGATTTCTCTAATCAGGTCATTACACCGGCAATGCAGGCGATGGCACAGCAGATTGATGCAGATCTTTTGGCTGTTGGTATTTCCAAGGCGGGAAGAAAAGCAACAGTATCTGCTGATCCGGTCATCTCAGATATCGCAGGTGTAGGCAAGCAGTTGGATATTGCGAAAGCACCAAGAGCAGACAGACGGCTGGTATTACCACCGACCATCCTCTACCAGTACAATACGCTGGATAACTTCGCAAAACAGTGCTACAAGGGTGATTCTCAGGCACTGAAAGAGGCTGAAATCGGTAAGGTTTATACATGTGATACATATATGTCACAGAACTGCCCGGAAAACCAGAATGATGCAGCAGGAAGCGTAAAGTCGTACAAGGTTGCTGGAAGCAAAGATAAAAATAAATTTACGGTCACAGGTGGAACCGCAGCCAATGGCACTATCAAGAAGGGAGATCAGTTGATCGTTAACGGATATCTGTATACCGTGACTGAGGATGTAACCCTCTCATCTGGCGGTGGAACAATCAGTGTTGATCAGAAGATCCCTGAGACCGTAACAGAGACAGACGCATTCCTTGTAAACAAGGCACATGCGCTGGGATTCCATAGAAATGGCCTTGCACTTGTTACACGTAATCTGGAGTTACCAATGGGCAATAAGAATGCCTACATTGCATCTGCTGATGGTCTTGGAGTCCGTGTTGTCTTTGACTACGATTCAGATCACAAGCAGGATAAGGTATCCTTCGATATTATTTACGGTATCAAGGAATTAGACTCCAATTTGCTTGTTGACTTCTCATAAGAAAGGGGGATTCCAAGATGGGATATACCACATTTGAGTTTTACAAAAATTCATATTATGGGGATTCTATTGAGGAATCCCTTTTCCCTAAATGGAATGACAGGGCATCGGAGAAATTGGACAGCCTGACGTATGGAAACATAACAGAGGCGGCTCTGGAAATGTACGACCAGAAGATACAGAAAGCGACCTGTGCTGTAGCAGATATTCTGTATGCCTTAGATTTTAAGGAAAAGCATCTCAAGGACCAGGATGGTGGAAATGTAACCGCCATGTCCTCGGGAGGAAGATCTGTGAGTTATGGAAGTAAGGAGTCCGCAGTAGACAAAGTGCTGGGAGATAAGGCGGCGCAGAATAATCTGTTATTTGAAACGATCTGCGAATATCTAGCCGATACAGGGCTGTTATATGCGGGGGTGCTGTGATGGGATTCTTTTGTGACAATAAGACAGTTACTTTGTTCAATCGCTTTTATGATGGAGAAAGGGAACGCTGGTATCCTACACTTTTGACGGAAGTGGATCTTGTCGTAACAAAAGGAGCAAATGTCGCTCAAAACGGTGTCACTGATTCGGACACGGCAAAACTGTATGTAGATGATACCGTGCTGCCGAAGAAATACCTGCCACCGCTTGTATATGCCAGGCAAGAACACCCGGAAGCATATATGACGTTAACCGAAGCGAAGGATTTCTTTGTGGAGGGCGATGCGACGTCGCAAGACACAGAAAGAAGCAATTTCTTCGATTACATGCGAAAGCAGTATGACAATATCTTCAAAGTAGTCAGCGTGGAAAGGTACGAAGATATATTGCCGCACTTTGAAGTAGGAGGAAAGTAATGAGCGAAGATAGAATACCGCTAAAAATTGCCGATGCAGAAAATGCGTACATAGGTATTTTAGAATTGGTGCAGCAGTATCCACAGTATGGAGACTTAGTAGATCCAAACAGGGAGGATGCTGTGGTATGGAATGGCTTAACCGAGGACACCTGTATAGGAATTTTTCCATTGCAGGGTGCCTATTATATCAAGAAATATGTAAGCGGTTCATATATCGCGCAGATGCCTTTTCAGATGGCTTTCAAGTGTGCACCAACATCCAACCGCGGAAGCATTGAATGTCAGAACATGCTGGATGATCTTGCAAAGTGGATGGAACAGAACGCATTTACAGTAACAGATAAACATTTTGCACTTGAAAGTATTGCACGCACATCTCCGGTGATAGGAGATGGACGTGATACGCAAAATACAACTTACGCAGTGAATATGCAACTTAGATTTAGTTATAGGAGGTAGAAGAATGGATAGAACCAATATGGTATCGCTTTTGGATATCGGATCTCTAATGGGTGGAGAAACACCCAAAATCGTAGAGATGGGAGATGGCTTTTCAGAGATCACGGAAGACTGGGGACCAAACACCGGCTCAAAGCAGTATGTCAATATGAAGAGTGCAAGCAACTCTGTAAAGGGTTACGCGCTTTCTATGACACCGGAAAGGGATCATATGTCTGACGAGATGCAGACAGTGATCAACGATTTGTTTAAGAAATTCCCAACCGGTACAGAGTGTGAGACGCATTATTATCGTTTCTTCAAGACAGATATTACAGGAAAGACTGGAGATTGTATTCGTGTACCGGTAACTGTGTGTGCATCAAGTACCGGTGGCTCTGGTGGTGATGACCTGACATCATCTATTCAGATCAATGGAAATGGCGATGTGGAAGTTGGTACGATCACAATCGGAGACGGTGAGTTTACATGGGCGGCCAAAGTAAATGCTGCCAGTGTGGAAACACAGAGTAAATCAAAGTAGGTGTTAATTGAATAATTAGCATAATAGGGTGGGTTTCTTTCAGTCCTGCCCTATTTCTGAAAGGATGGTAATTATGGAAGAATTAAGGTTCGACAATGGTATAAAGAGAATTGCAATTAAAGATGAGGATGATGAAGTTATTGCAGTGCTGCGGATCAATGTGGCAGATGCAGAGGTAATAGAGAAGTTTGCGAAGGTCATTGACTCTTTAAATAACATTTCAGACAGATGTGATGCGGAAGCAAAAAAGAGACAGGCGGAAGTAGAAGAGGTAGAGGAGACAGATGATGTTATGGCGCAGATCCCAAAGGCTGTAGAAATCAACCAGATCCGTGTGAAATACATTAAAGAGATCATGGATACTCTGGATAGTCTGTTTGGAAAAGAAACAATGCATTCCATCTATGGCGATACGGTGCCGGATGAATTGGCATTGGTTGATTTTGTGGAAGGAATCGTTCCAATCATGAACAAATTGTTTGGAAAGCGATTGGAAATCAGCAGAAAGAGGTACAACACCAAGCGTAAGGGAGCCAGATAATGATCAATGTAATGCTTGATCCACTGCCTAGTGAATGGAATGGATATAAAGTGAATACGGACTTCCGTGTGGGTTTGCAGGTATACCTGTTAGAGTATGATCCCGACCTAAGTAAAACAGAAAAATCCTACTTGATCGAGTGCCTGCTCTTTGAGAATGAGAATGGAGAACTCAGAGATACCCCGGAAGGGGATGCCCTTCAGGAATGTATCACATGGTTCTTGAATGGCTGGTACCATGACAGGGAGGAAAAGGCAAAGAAAACACGTCGCTTGGTCGATTATGACATCGATCAGTGGCGCATTTATGCAGATTTCTTGCAATGCTACCATATTGATCTGTCTACTGTTGATATGCACTGGTGGATGTTTAATGGTCTTTTGTGGAATATGCCGTATAAGATGTCATCCTTTATGCAGGTGATCGAGATCCGGCAGAAGACAATAGATGCAAAAATGTCAAAGGCGGAAAAGGAAGCCATTAAAAGCGCGAAACATATTTATGATCTGGAACAGCAGGAGACAAGGGCATATACAGAGAAAGAGACAACCAAAATAGATGCATATGATCAGATGATGGCAGAGATGCGAAAGCAAAAGGATGAGGAAGAAAAGATCTTGAAAGAGTTTAGGAGGTAAGCGATATGTCTGGCTATGATGGAGAAGTTAGGATTGCAACAAGAATTGATAATAAAAATGTGAATAGCCAGATGATGCAGTTGGAGAACCGTATGGAGAAGACTGCAAGAAAAGCGCAGGATCTGGAAGCAGAAATGCGTAAGATGGAGCAGGCGAAGGTACCGACGGAGGAGTATAAAAATGTAGCAGATGCTCTCCATAAGTCAAATACAGAATTTGACAAGTTGTTGGAACGACAGGATAGCATGATTGCAAAAGGAAATACGTCTGGTTCCACATGGGATAATCTGCAGAGGAAGATTGAAGATACTGGGGCAGACATTCATGCGGCGGAAAAATACCTAAGTCAGATGGTTCAGGAAGGTACAGCATACCAGTATATGAAAGAGACAGATAAGTACAAAAAGTTATCTTCTCAACTTCGCGATTGCAACAATCAGATGCAGGTGCTGCAGAAAAAACATGAAGAATTGGCTACAAAGCAGTTGGAAGGAGTTTCAAAGGCGGCAAAGAAGACCTCTGGCTTGTTTTCTACGATGTTGTCACGTTTAAAAGGAATAACCCTGTCACTCCTGGTATTCAACTGGATCACGAAAGGCTTTAATGCCATGGTCAGTGCTTTTAAAACAGGCATTGATAATATGGCAAAGTATTCCGGTGAATTTAATGCCAAGATGTCGCAGATGCAAAGCGCAACGGAATTGTTAAAGGCATCCCTGGGGGCTTTGTCAGCACCAATCGTCTCGGCACTAACACCGGCTATTGTGACGCTGTGTGGGTGGCTGACAAATGCGATCAATGCGATCAACAAGTTTATCTCTGCCGTGAGTGGCAAAAGTACTTGGACCAGAGCCAAGAAACAGCAGAAAGACTATGCAGGATCTCTGAAAGATACGGCAAGTGCGGCAAAACAGGCGGCAGGAGCCTTGGCTGCGTTTGATGATCTAAATGTGCTGCAGAAAGATGATACGTCCGGTAGTGGTGGAAGCAGTAGCGGTAGTTCAAGTCCGGAATATGAGGAAGTTGCATTGACTGAGGATGACTTTAAGTGGATTGATACCGTCAAAAAAACATTGCAGGGATTGTTACCGCTTGTTCTTGCCATTGGAGCGGCATTCCTGACATGGAAAGTATATGACCTTGTAAAAGGATTGCTGGCAATTTCTCCGATTCTTGGAGGTATTGCCGGTGCAATCACGATCGTTGCTGGTGCGGCTCTTGCGGTCGTGAGTTACTTGCACATGTGGGAAAAAGGTGTGGATTGGAAAGGCTTGATCGGTTACATCGCAGGTGTTTCGATTGTAGCAGGCGGTGTCCTTGCACTGTTTGGACCGATAGCGGCAGGAATAGTGATTATCGTGGCGGCGATTGCCGGGCTTGTACTTGGTTTGAAGGATATTGTTGAAAATGGTGCAAACGCAAAAAACGTTGCTTTGCTTTTGGTAAGTGCGTTTGGACTTGTGGCCGGTGTCTTTATGGCATTTGGTGCTCCAGCGGCGGTTGTTGTTGGGGCGATTGTGGCGATCATAGCCGCCATGATCCTGTTTGGTAAGAAAGCAGATGAAGTCAAGAAGACGGTGAAATCTCTATGGGAGGATCACTTTAAGCCGTTTGGCGACAATATCAAGGCTGGTATTGCAGCCATTCAGAATATCTTTCTGTCACTCTGGAATGCCTACATCAAGCCGATACTGGATGCTATAGGTAAAAAGTGGGAAGAACTGGTCACAGGGCATATTCAGCCGATGGTGGCGCAGATCTTGAAGTTGATTGGAAGTATCATTGATCTGACAAGTGCTTTGTGGAAAAACTTATTGGTGCCATTTATTGCATTTCTGATCGCATATATTATTCCTACTGTGGCACCAATCATTCAGACGGTAACGTCTCTGGTGTTTGAAATGGCGAAGTTTATTGCAGACATCATTACAGGAATTATCACAATCTTTGTAGGATTTATAGATATCATTACAGGGCTTATCAACGGAGACTGGAGAAAAGTATGTCAAGGAATGGCGGAAATATTCCAAGGAACGTGGCTGATCATTAAGGCGATCATCAATGCAATTCTTGGTGGTGTTGACGTTATGGCAAACGGTGTTGTAAATGCCGCAAATACGATCATCGATGCTTTTAACGGATTGCATTTCAATATCCCGGACTGGGTGCCGAAGATCGGTGGCAAGAACTTTGGCTTTAATATTGCTCATGTGCATGCAGTCAATGTACCGCGTCTGGCATATGGCGGTATTGCTATAGGATCAACGATTGCCAATATTGGAGAGGCAGGACGAGAGGCTGTACTTCCGCTGGAAAACAATACCGGGTGGATGGACGATCTGGCATATAAGATAGCCAGTAAGATGCCGGTCGGACGTACACCAGGAACCCTGATACTGGAAATGAATGGTAAGCAAGTTGCCAGAGCGCAACTGCCATACATTCAGGCAGAGCAACATCGTCTTGGTGTGACTGTGGTACCAAGTTAGGAGATGAAGATATGACGGCTAAATATACACAGGGATTGATTATTGATGGCACAGCATACCAAGTGCCATTGGTATCAATTAAAAGAACATTGGATTTCTTGGAAAAGTTTGCAGAACGTACCGAGAACGGAGATATCCAGATAGAAACCATCGGGCTGTATAAGAATTATACGATTGAGGTGGGAACCATTGATGATCCTGAGACATATGATGCACTCATTGAGCATATTACAGACTGTGAAAACAGATATCATCATGTTTCTCTGCCAGATGCCAGCAGACAATTTGATTTTTATGGATATTTTTCATCCATTTCGGATGAGGTCGAAAAGGTATTTGATAGGGGAGCACAATATCAGGGGCTTACATGGAAAATGACGAGTAAGCAGCCGTATAAGAGAGGATAGCATGGGAACATATTGCAAAGTTGAAATGAAGTTCACAGATGTTACTGCACTGTCAGACGCGACCGTTTCATCGGAGGATAATCAAAGCATTGGAGACCTGTCTATCTTCGACCGGCAGGCAGATCAGTCAGATTATGGCACGCTGGAATTAAACCAGTATGTGCTTGATGGCAGTAAAAGAATCATAGACGATCCAAAGGATATTGCCTTTTGGAGTGAAAATATGTCTGCTGAGGATTGTACCTTTGAGGAAAATCCAAAGATAACGATTCATTTTACAGGACAACACTCATCTTCGGGTCTGACTTTCTACTTTGAAGATGAGTATCCAGAAGAAATGAAGGTTGTCTGGTACACGCTGGATGGTGTGAAACTATACGAGAAAGTACTCTGCCCGAAAGGGCTTGTCTTTGTATGTGATCAACAAGTCCAAAACTATGGAAAACTAGAGATAGAGTTTGTAAAAACTAAGTTGCCAAAGCACTATATCAAACTGCAGTACATCTTGTATGGACGGTACATTGTATGGAATAGGGATAAAGTACAGTCAGCATTAGTGCAGGAAGACATAGACATGACATCTGCTACGTTATCTATCAACGAGGCAGATATAACCATCGTGGATGCGGAGAATGATTTTGATATAGGAAATGAGGATGGCGCATGGAAGTCCATACAGAAGAATCAGGAAGTGACGTTATCGGAATATATGGATGGAACATTCAGAAAGATGGGGACATTTTTTGTTAATGATTTTTCCTTTTCCGGTAATGTGGCTAAATTTGAACTGATTGACAGTGTAGGACTCCTGGATAAATACACCTTTTATGAGGGAAGAATTTATGTCAATGTACGGGCGGATATAATCTTAAAATCTATTTTTGATGCAGCAGGTATAACAAAGTATGAGATTGCTGAGGATGTTGGGGCGGTGATGCTGACCGGATATCTTGGTATTCAGAACTGCAGGGATGCTTTGCAAAAGGTGTGTTTTGCGTGCGGAGCAGTGGCAGATGACAGTAGAAGCGATACAATTCGCATCTATTATCCAGATAGATATGTTAGTTCAGAAGTTGGCACAAATAGGAAGTTAAATGGGAGTACAATAATATCGTTAGATGAATATGTCTCGGGGGTGTCTGTAGAGTACACAAGATATGCGCTCGAAGATGGTGCATCAGAGATATATAAAGATGTGTTACCTGTAGGGAATACAAAGATTGTATTTGCTGATCCATACCAGCCGGAGTCGATAGTAGCATCAATGGGAGAACTGTTGGTGGTAAAAACAAATTATTTGATTATTAGAGTAGATGCAGCAGGTCAATGCACGATTACTGGGAAAAAGTACGGAAGCACGTCTTTTTCGTATCAGAAAAGTGTGGAGCACATTGATGCCGGGGAAACAGAAAATATAAAGACATTTACCGGTTGCACGTTGTATAGCGCGGCTATGATGCAGAAACAGGCGGAGCGTTTGCTAAACTACTATGCGCTGCGCAAGAAAGTCGACATGAGATATCTAGTGGATTTAGAACAATCTGGGAAATGGGTAAATATCCGATCGATGTATGGTGGTATAGCCACATCACTGATTGAGAGCCAGAATATTGACCTGTCCGGCGGATTTATAGCAACAGCAAATTGTCGCGGATATTCAGAACTCACAACGGATCTGTTTTATGCTGGGCAAGAGTTGTATGCGGAAGGGGATGTGATCATTTAATGGAAATTAGACCAATGATATATGATGCAGCATTATCAAGTCAGAATGTAACGACAAAAACCAAAGTAACAGTAATGGTTGTTGCTGATGATATAGAAACATTTTATGCAGAAACAAAGTACGCAAAGGCAAGCAGTCCTGAATTGATAGCAGGGCAAGAGATAGGAGTGATCTAATGGCGATAGTAAAAGTAAGGGTACAGATTGATGGTGTGTGGACAATTCTATCACACAGTAATGGTAAATGGACCGGTACGATAACCGCACCGTCTACAACATCATATAATTTGGCCAATAAATATTATCCAGTCAAGATTGAGGTAACAAATGATGCAGGCACCGTGGTAACTAAGGATGCTACGGATGCGACACTAGGCGAGGCACTGCGTTTGGTGGTTAAAGAAACAATGAAGCCAACGATTACCCTGGTGTCTCCATCCAAGGGGGCTTATGTGACGAACAATAAGCAGCCTATTGTATTTAAGGTGGTGGATGAGACCGGTGGCAGTGGTGTCAATTTGTCCACCGTGAAGTTGAAGATCGATAATACGACTTATACATCAACCAGTACAGGCATGGTAAGTACGGGTATTAACAATGGGTATCAGTTTACCTATACTCCGCAGTCTGCATTAAAGGATGGAAGCCATACCATTACGATCAATGCATCAGACAATGATGGTAATGTGGCAAGGGCTGTAACATCCACATACATGATTGATACAGTGCCACCGACGCTGACGGTATCATCTCCATCGGCTGGGTTGATTACCAATAAGGCGACACTGAATATTAAGGGGGTGACGAATGATGCAACATCAAGTCCAATCACTTTAACTGTGACCTTAAATGGTACAAGCCTTGGAACGGTATCCGTAGGGGCAGACGGAAGTTTTACGAAAGACGTTACGCTGGTAGAGGGGACAAATAGTATTGTTGTGACGGCGAAAGATGGAGCCGGGCAAACGAGTAGCATTACCTTGACGGTAAAATTGGATACTACAGTGCCAAAACTTAATAGTATTGTACTCACACCAAATCCGGCAAATACCAGTGCAAGCGTAGCAATAACAGTAGAGGTGAGTTGATGACACAGTCTATTATGTTTGAGTTACCAACCGATATTGCCTATGTTGCCGGTACAGTAAATGATGTGGAGACAGTCTTTGTGCAAGATGAGGCATATCCAATTCGGTGGAGAGCAACAGTAGATGCTGATCCCGACAATCTGTATCGCATTTACCTGGAGATGTATGACGAGGCTGGCAATAAAAGTGAGTATAACAATACGATTGAGTATATATTGCCGCAATTTGTGTATGATCGAACCGCAGAAGATGTTGCTCGCGTCAAAGAGTTGCGGATGATCGGTTGGCAGAATTTAACAGGTGAGCAGAAACAGGAGTGGCTTGGTGGACTAAAGGGAGCCTTTAATCTATCGGATGTAAAAAGAAATGAAAATAATTGCTTTGTATTGGCGCAACTTCTCAATGTTTCACTGGTTACTTATCGGGATAACTTGCCCAAGCATCCTGATCGAGAATACTTTGAGAACTTGCGGAAAAATGTGCAGGCATTAAGAGATGTCGGCTATCGCTTTACCGAGACACCTGAAGTACCACAGGAACCTATCAATACATATCAGAAGGTCAATGATCTGGAGAAGATACTTCACGATGTGTACGAGGTGTATAATTCAAACTTCACATATTATGCCGGAGAAGGCTTATGTGCTGGTGATGATACTAATTTACTTTTATAGGAGGAAAAATTATGGCATTTAGTAAGAAAACATGGTTAGACAGAATTGCAGAGTACCCAACAAGACGAAGATTGAGAAAATCGGATGGATCAGAAGAATTGGTCACAGTAGCCAGAGAGGAAGGAACGATTTCACAGGAAGGGGATGCTTTTTCGGCTGCAAATATGAATGATCTGGAGGAGCGTGTGTCAAATGAGTTTGATGCACTAAACAAAAATTTGAAATTAATACAATCCCATGTGGGCATGATCATACAATCCACTACGCTTGACACGGAAGGTAAGGTGAAAGCCATATATGGCGGAACGTCATGGTCTAGGATTGAAGGAAGATTCCTACTTGGTGCATCTTCCGCTTATGCTGTCAATTCTATCGGAGGTGAAGCTGCACACACTTTAACAACTGCTGAAATGCCATCACACACACATACAAACACTCACAGACATGATGTTTCAGAAAAAACAGTGAATTATTCGGGAGACCATGCTCATCACATGTTTAATAACGGTGATGCGAGTGGGGCAGGAAATTACATTGGGAAGGCATATACAAATCAAGTGGCGAACATATACTCTTATTCTTTAGTAAATACTGCATATGGTGCAAATATGGGATTGACAAGCACTGGCGGAGGTCATACTCATACACTGAATGCGTTTTCAACAAATAATACATCCATTACGACAAGTTATACTGGGGATAATTCACCACATAACAATATGCCTCCGTATAAAGTAGTTTATATCTGGGAGAGAACTGCATAAAGGCATTGCGAAAGGAGCGTTTTCATATGGCAGAAGAACTTACAGCAAGAGTGTTTGTTTTAGAAGAAAGGGTCAAAGTTTCCAACCATCGTATTGATGATCTGGAAGAAAAGACGGATCGCATCGAAAATCTGACTCTGTCGGTTCAGAAACTTGCGATCTCGGTTGAACAGATGGCAAAAGAGCAGATTGACTATCGATCCAAACAGGATCAGATTGCCAACAAGTTGATAGAGTTGGAGCAGGCACCATCGAAGGATAAGGCTAAAAAGGTAGACAGCATCCTTACATATGTAGCCCAACTGATAGTAGCCGCTATCGTTGGCGCAGTTCTAGCGTATATTGGATTAAGTTAGGAGGTGGGGAACATGACAAACAAAATGTATGATGTGATCAAGGATGTATCGCTTTTATGGATGCCGATTATCATTACATTTTACGGAGTAATCAGTGCTACATGGGGGATTCCATATGGCGAGCAGATCCTGGCAACTTTGACAGGACTTAATGCAGCACTTGGTGCTGTGGTCAAATATTACAAATCAAAATACGACAAAGAAAGTGAGGAAAACTAAGATGAAATTTAATGTACATGCCGGACATAATCCGGAAGGAAAGATTGCTTGTGGAGCAAAGGGGATTTTAGACGAATCAAGGGAAAACAGAATGGTAAAGGATAAAGTGATCAAGTTGCTTCGTGCAGCAGGGCATGAGGTATATGACTGTACTGTAAATGATGGGACCAGTCAGGGCGATGTGCTGAGACGCATCGTAGAAAAATGTAACTCAAGAACAGTAGATCTTGATATCAGCATCCACTTCAACAGCGGCCGCAATGACTATGTGGGCGATGGTTCTATTGGTGGTACCGAGGTGTTTTTGTACAACATCGCAGAATCCAACAAGGTAGCCATCCAGTATGGCAAGGCGATTGTAGAAAGTATTGCAAGCCTTGGTTTCCGCATTCGTGATGATGCTATCCCGGATCATGTCAAGACGGATTCACAGTTGTATGTGCTGAAGAATACCAAGGCACCAGCAGTCTTGATCGAATGTTGTTTTGTAGATGATAAGGACGATGCAGATCTTTACAATGCAGATCAGATGGCAAATGCTATCGTATCCGGTATTCTTTCATTGGCTGGTTCCACATCTCCAACCCCAGCACCGGCACCATCTCCAACCCCAGCACCAGCAGGGCATAGCGTAGGAGAGACGGTCTCTTTTAACAAAATCTACAGCACCGCGGCATCAACCACACCACTTAATCCAAGGGTAACGTCAGGTACTATCACTAAGGTGCTTCCCGGAAAAGCAAATCCGTACCTGATCAATGGTGGTACCGGATGGGTAAATGATGGATGTATCACAAGCGGTGGAGCAGTGCAGCAGGCACCTACGGTAAATTATTACCCAGCATA